TGATCCCTCAGAAATGGAGGCTCGAATGTTGGAGGCTCCATACACATCATTCTACGGGAGTATTCTTAATGAATAAAATTGAACATAATAGTACAACAACTTATACCTTTCATAAAGCACCTTTACCTGTTGGTTATTGGGTACTATACGCAGAAGGCACACCAAGTATATCTTTTTCTATGTATCACAAACCTACAGATGAACAAATTAAAAACACTGAGAAACTACTTGGTTGGACATGGAGAGATGCATGACTGATGATATATTTCTTGGTTCATATGAAATGTGGGTAATCACTTGCCCAAAGCATGGTGAACATAAACATGTAATTCATAGTAGCATTAAAGGTTATGAAGGTCAGTGGTGTCAACTCTGTTGGATTGAAATGCTTGGTGATCCTTTACCAGCAGTGTTAAAGAATGTACCTTATGAGGGCAATAATGAATAAACTACGTCTATGTGTAGACATTGAGACTAATGGTTTCATTCCAGATGTAAATAAGATTTGGTGTCTTGTTGCTGTTGATTCAGACAACGGGAATATTTACTCATTCTCAGACTATGACGATGAGCTACCAAGCTTATCTGAAGGTCTTGACTTCATATCCAAGGCTGATATTGTCTTTGGTCATAACATTATTGGATATGACCTTGTAGTACTAGACTATATCCTTGGATTCAAACTACCTGAGACAGTTAAGGTAGTAGACACATGGATCTTATCCCAACTAAACCAGTATAAGCGTGAGCATAAACATGGTCTAGAGGGATGGGGTGCTAAACTAAACTATCCTAAACTTGACTTCACTGAGTTCGATAAATACAGTAAAGAAATGCTTACATACTGTATCCGAGATGTTGAACTGAACGTTAAGGTATACAAGGTACTCGCTGAAGAAGCTACTAACTTAATTCGTAAATACCCATTGTACAAAAAAGGTATCGAGGTTGAAACAGAGTTTGCTAAGATTGAGGCTGACATCAGAGCTAAAGGCTGGATGTTTGATATGGCTAAAGCGCAGACACTGCTAACAGAGATTAACAACAAGTTAGATGCTATTGAGATGGTACTTGAACCTAAGATCGGAATGAGGTGTATCAAGACAGATGGAAAAGACGAATTCAAAGAACCAGCATGGCGAAAAGACGGGTGCTATACAGTCGCCACTGTTAAACACTTTAATCTACCACAAGAGTCGGGAAGAACTGAAAGACCTATTGAAGGAGCCTACTGTAGAATCTCCTTTGAACAAGGTAAAGTCGGATCAATCGAAGTCGTAAAAGACTGGCTGTACTCTATTGGATGGGTACCTGACGAATGGAACGTGGAGAAAATCAATGGTAAATTTGTTAACAAGTCGCCTAAAATTACTGAATCTTCTCTTGAAAAGCTTGGTCCTGATGCTATGCTTGTTAGTGAATACTATACAATTAGAAGTCGTAAAGGCATTCTTGAAGGATGGATCAATGAAGTACGTAACAGTAAGGACAATCGTTTACATGGTCGTATGTGGACTATTGGTACTCCTACCTTTAGATGTAGACATGAAGTTGTTGCTAATCTCCCTAGTGTTGACTCGTCTTATGGGAAAGAAATGCGAGGATTACTTATATCCGAACCCGGAACAACCATTGTCGGTGCTGACTCGGCTGGAAATCAGATGCGTGGTCTTTGCCACTACATACGTAACGATGAATTTACTAATGAGGTAATCAATGGAGATGTTCACCAGCGAAATGCAGATGCTCTTGGAACTAGCCGCAAGCTTGCTAAGCCTTTTCTTTATGCTTTCCTGTTCGGGGGTGGTGATGGTAAGCTTGGTCTCATACTTACGGGTAAGACGGATGCGAAGACGGGTAGAACTGCTAAAGAAAAGTTTGAGAATTCAATCCCAGGATTAAAAGAACTTAAGGATAATCTATCAAGTCTATTTGATAAAACATCTAATACATTTGGTAAGGATAAAGCCTTCATCAGAGGTATCGATGGTCGTATGGTATTTGTAAGCTCTCAGCATCAGGTACTTAACTATCTATTACAGACTGCGGAAGGTGTCAGCTGCAAAGCGGCAGCAGTATATCTCAGAGACAAACTAAAAGAACGTAACATCCCACACTACTTTGTGTTGCATTATCATGATGAAGTTGCTGTTGTAACTAAAGATGAGTATGCAGAAGAAGTAGCTGAGTTATCTATCGAAGCATTCACTGAAGCCCCTAAGTGGTTTGGTATCGAGTGCATGGGTGGTGACGCACATACAGGTAAAACATATGCAGAGGTACACTGATGATTGAATCAGAAGATCAATTTGATATAGCAATTATTGATGCAGATAGTATTCTGTATCAGATTGCTTACATGCAACCCTCTCCAGCGTTATGTCGTAAAGCTCTTGACGACAAGCTAAAAGAGATTATGACTAACACTGGAGCTATTAGTGGTGCAGTGTTTATTAAAGGTAAAGACAATTTCAGGTATGAGGTAGATGCCGCATACAAAGGTAATCGTAAAGATACCATTGAACCTGAAGTTAAAGATCGTATTGACGATCTATACGAATACTGTAAAGACTTTAGTATACAATCAGATGGTGGTGAAGCAGATGATTACTGTGGTATTGCCGCTGAGTTAGCATTACAGGATAACAAACGTTATATTGTATGCCATATAGATAAAGACTTGGACTGTATTCCTGGATGGCACTATAACTTCCGCAAAGATACGTTATACTACGTTGAACCAGAAGACGGTTACAGGTTTCTTATGATGCAAATCCTAACAGGAGATGCTACAGATAATATCCAAGGCTTAAGAGGTGTAGGACCAAAGACAGCTGAGAAGCTTATCAATGGTGTACCTAATAACCTCTTGTGGTCAAGGGTTATTGACATCTGGAAAGAAAAATGTGGTGATAATTGGGAACCTTTCTTTTTGAAATGTGCTAACTGCATATATATCAGAGAGAGTGATGATGACCTTAAGCCACTAACATTTGAAGAACTAAAGGAACGACTATCATGGAAGACTACGGACACTGGATTGCCCTTACAGACAGACCAGACAACGCCTTCGGATTCATCTATGCCGTCTTCGGACCAACTGGAAGACAATACATCGGAAGAAAGCAACTCATAAGTGAAACATCCAGACTACCTACAGGCGCAAAGCGCAGAGTTAAGACTCGAAGAGAGTCTGATTGGAGAACTTACAGATCCTCCTGTCGAGAACTCCTTGATGATATTGAGTTATATGGAATTGAAACATTTACTTTTGTTATATATGACTGGGTATTCGGAAGAGGGATGCTTACGTATAGGGAAGTACAAGAGCAATGGTCGTGTGAAGTCCTTTCAAGAGATGAAACTCTTGACGGAGAGCGTCTCTGGTATAACGGAAACATTGGTGCAGTAAAGTTTTTAAAACCTAAATAATGAATAAGAATAAGCCTATTAAACCACTTGAAAAAGAAATACCTTCATTAAAAGAAGATTTCAAAAATCAATTTAAACGTAAGAAAGAAACTCAACAAGAAGCTAAAGATCGAAGAGAACGTATTAGAGAGTATAAAGACAACAGAGACTGGAACTAATATATGTCAAGGTGGATTCATACCGCTTGCCCTAAGTGCACCTCATCAGATGCTTTTTCTTATAAAGAAGATGATGAGTTTGGATACTGCTTTTCATGCTGCAAGTCAGCGCCAACAGACCCTAACTTTAAACCAACAGTTTATCATAAAGAAAACTACAATATGCACACAATAGAGGAGATCAAAGAGTATGACACAAGAGGATTCCAAGAAAGAGGTATCACAAAACCCGTATCAGCTCACTACGGTGTTAAGGTTTCGTATGCTGAGGATGGTACTATCAGTAGCCATTTTTATCCATATACTAAAGACAATAGTGTTGTTGCCTATAAAGAGCGTAAACTACCTAAAACCTTTATTATTCACGGTGAGTTTAAAGGTGTACAGTTATTCGGTCAGAATGTTTCAACGGGTGGTAAACGCATTATCATCACGGAAGGAGAGCTAGACGCATTAGCTGTAGCACAAGCTCAACATGATAAGTATGGTAGGTTCTACCCAGTAGTAGCATTACCATCAGCATCTGCTACATCAATGATCCTTGAACAGCGTGAGTGGTTACGTAACTTCGATGAAGTCGTATTGATGTTTGATCAAGATGATGCAGGTAAAAAAGCTACAGATCAAGCCGCTAAGATTATTGGCTATGATAAAGTTAAAGTAGCATCATTACCTGAGAAAGACCCTTGTGATGTGCTAATCAAGCATAACTCTGCTACACTAATGAACTGTATCTTTGATGCACGTACATTCAGTCCAGCAGGTGTTGTTAAAGGTGAAGCTATCTGGGAACAATTCAAACGTAAAAAAGAAACTACTTCTTTACCTTACCCTGAATGTTTAAAGACCCTCAACGATAAGATACATGGTCTTCGCTTAGGTGAGATTGTATTGTTCACATCAGGCACAGGCTCAGGTAAGAGTACAGTCATTAAAGAAATTGTACTTGAGATCCTAGCTAAGACAACTGATATGATCGGTATGGTATCACTCGAAGAATCTATTGGTGACTCTGCTGAGAAATTTATTGGTATGCAGTTACGTAAGAACCTTGTATCTAACCAAGTAACTGAAGAAGAGATGTATTCAGCACACCAACAAGTGTTTGGTGATGAACGCTTAATACTTCTTGATCACCAAGGCTCTGTAGGAGATGAGTCTCTTATAGACAAGCTTGAACACTTAGCCCTGATGGGTTGTAAGTATATCATCCTTGACCACATCACTATTGCTGTGTCTGAGGGTGCTAAGGGTCGTACAGGTAATGAAGCAGTTGACTCAGTCATGAGTGATCTACTTAAGATCTGTAAGAAGCATAACGTCTGGTTAGGCGTTGTGTCTCACCTACGTAAGGGTGAAAAGCCTTTTGAAGAAGGTCACTTGCCAACCATTGATGACATCAAAGGCTCAGGCTCTATTAAACAAATCTCATTTGACATCATTGCTTTCTCACGCAACATGATTGCTGAGACAGAGCAGATGCGTAACACAATTAAGCTTCGTGTATTGAAGTCTCGATTCACGGGTATGACAGGTGACTGCGGTAATACTAGGTATGACGCTGACACTGGTCGCTTAATGCAAACAACTTTTGTTGACTTTGAATAAATGAATCCATTAAATTATCTTACTGAACGTGTATCGAAGGTTGTCCCCAACTCAGATAAGATCTACAATGAGGGTGCTCGCCTTCTAGCACACTACCCAACATGGGAATATGAACTTGAAAGATTTATCAACGAGTCTTGGGATACCCTCCTTAGATACTGCATTCGTAACAAGAACGCAACGCATAGCGCCTCTGTTAA